ACACCAGGATGACACTAGTCATCATCTTCGTCCTCGGACGAATCTAGGGTTTGTTCCCTAAAGATCTGGAAGAGCAAATCTTCCGTAATTCGTCTACCAACAAGGTGGTAGAGGTGAAGGACAACCTTCGTAACGGGATCCCCCATGAGGATCCCTCTTGAGGTAAAAAACCTCTCTACTGGACAGCCGTTTCTGTCCATGGTCTCCACTTGACGTGGTGCGGTAAGTGCAAAGACTACCGTTTCTCTGTACCATTTCGGTACACCTAACAGGTACGCTAACCTGTTCAATATTGCCCCTGAGATATAGGGGTCGCCGTAGTCAGTTGCCTGACTCCAATCGGTGGAAAAGACCACCGTATCTATCCTCTCATTGAAGAGGAAGTCTGCACTGGGATTCCGGTGCGATAATCGCTTGAAAAAGTTCCAAGCGTGATTGGCGGCTCCAATGCCGCTCTCGCTGGAGGGGAAGGCCTCCAGAATCTTCAGTCCAAGATGACTGAATGGGTGCAGCAATAGTGCATGCTGCAAAACCGAAACAGTTATAGTTCGGTACTTGCCTAGTTCTGCAACTAGGCTGATTCGACAGGACATGTTATTCCTGTCGTAGATCTGACTTCTGTCAGAGAACATTCCACATGCCCAGTGGAATAACCTCTCACCCGTGGGTGAGTCAGGACCAAGAATGGTCCCGGTTGGCTTGCCTGTGTGCAAGCTTATTTCCGGAATTTCCGGATGGTCCTGTAGGACCCGTCTGGCGGCTTCAAGTTTGCCGCCTTTTTCTGTCGGGGTGAAGAATTCCCCCGAATCTGATAAGGAAATTTTAGATTCCTTTATGACACTTTCAAAGAAAGCGTCTCGTTTCTCCTCGCCACCTACACGTGTGAGGAGTTCACCATACAAATGGTCAACAGCAGCCGCGATCGGCTGCGCAAGTCGATTGTAAAGTCGACGATCTGACGGTTCTGTCAGTATGGCCTTGGTTTTGGCCAGTGTCTTGTCATAGACACTACGGGGTGGTACCCCGGATGCTCTCGTTTGAGAGAGTATCATTCCCTGCCAGTGGGAAAGGGGAGTTTTCTTCTCCCGAATTAGCGAGCACATAACTCGCATGGCCGAGAGTTCTCTCGGAATGGCCACGTTCTTCGTGGATCCAGTGGGATTAAAAATCTCACGTTTGATATTCTTTCGAATATCCTTGACCTTCTCGAAGGTCGTGACCCGGTTAGGGTCGAGGTCACGGAAGTAGTCCGTGAGGATGTTCGCAATAAGCGAACGTTGGATCTGATCGATCCTCTTCCAATCTTGGAATTCGCTTACCCCAGGGTAAGCCATTGTGGCCTGCATGAGTAGACCATCGACTGTAGCAAGCATGCTACGAAGACGCTGAACTGCAGCGTGTGAAATCCTTTTGGATTTAATGAACCCTTTGGGTTCTGGCCCATCTGCGGATGGGTAACCGGCAAGAAGTCTTGCCATCTTTCTGCTAAACGCAGACTCTTTGTGCTTTTTCTTTTTGCACAACTGCTTGAACCAGTAGGTTCCGCGTTTGAGGACACGCATGGCGGTCCTCACATTAGGTAGATTTTCAAAATCTACCCGATCATTGAGACCTGTGATCTCACGTGGGAGTTTGCACTCCCAAATATTTTCTGCATTGAAGCAGACTTTAATGGATGGTATATCATCCAAACGTCCAACAATGTTGTTGGTAGTGAACTGGAGGTTCACAGTGAAGAGAGAGCGGTGTCTCTCTCCAGATTTGCACTTACAAAGAGTGCTATTATACGACACAGAGGGTCGTATGGTACTGGTCGAAGGAAACGACCTTAGGGACAAGATGTCCCTGCTTGAGTCCCATGGCTCATCACGACCGGGTTTATCCCGGCCTCTAGCAGCACGCGCTGCCCTTGCTGCCAAGGCGGCATCACGATCATAAGATGTCCTTGAC